AAAAATGCGATAAGAACCGGTTCAGTGTTATCATTGTTCACCGAAGAGGCGGCAAGACCGTATTCAGCATCAACCATTTAATCAGAGCAGCTCTAATGAATAAGAAGCCTTATCCTAGATATGCCTTTATTTCGCCATACCGTTTACAGGGAAAAGCCACAGCTTGGGATTATTTAAAACAATTTTCTGCCTCAATTCCTGGTGTGAAGTTTAATGAATCAGAGTTAAGGGTAGATTTCAACGTCAACAATTCCAGAATACAGATAATCGGAGCTGAAAATTCCAACGCCATCAGAGGGCAATACTTTGATGGGATTATTGTCGATGAAACCCAAAACGTAGCACCGGACCTGTTTGATACCATTCTCAGACCTTGCTTATCCGATAGGGGTGGGTTTGCTATTTTCATTGGAACACCTAGAGGCAGAAATTATTTTTATGAATTGCATGAAATGGCAAAGCATACCAACGATTGGTTCACTTGTATTTTTAAAGCTAGTCAAACCGATATTATTGATAACAAGGAACTGACGGCAGCCAAAGATGTGATGTCGCCTGAAGCCTATGCTCAAGAAATGGAATGTAGCTTTCAAGCTGGAATTTCAGGATCTTATTATGGCAGCTTGATTGAAGAACTTGACAAAAAAGGTCGGATTAAGGATTTTGAAATTGATGATGAAATGGAAACCGAAACCTGGTGGGATTTAGGCATGAACGATAGTACGGTGATTTTGTTTGCTCAAAGGCATAATGGAGAAGTTAGGATTATTGATTCTTATGAAAATTCTGGAGAAGGCTTGGATCATTACTTAAATATTATTGACAGCAAACCTTATAACTTCTCCAAGCACATCGCACCCCATGACATTAGGGTGAGGGAACTGGGAACGAACAAGTCCAGATGGGAAACCGCTAAGGAATTAGGCTTAGAATTTGACATTGCACCAAAACTTAGTGTAGAAGATGGAATTGAACAAAGCAGACGACTTTTACCTAAATGCTGGTTTCACAAAAAGAATTGCAAAAAGCTCATAGAAGCATTAAAGTCCTATTGTAAGCGGTGGGATGAAAAAAATAACTGCTTTAAGAATAGACCCTTACATAATTGGGCATCACATTTTGCTGATGCTTTTCGTTATGGTTCAATCGTAGAGCCGATTAATCGAAGCGACTGGAAAAAACCGATTAAAGTAAACACAACGTATATCGTATAGAATGGCAAAAAAAATTAAATACTCCGAAGATCCTGATTTAAGAGCTGTCATAGGCAAACAGATTAATAATTCTTTAGGATATTTGGGCGGACCTTTAGCAGCAGCAAGAAGAAAATCATTAGAATATTATTTAGGCGACAAACTAGGCACAGAAATTGACGGAAGATCACAGGTCGTAAGTACCGATGTGGCGGACACTGTGGAAAGTATGCTGCCGAACCTTTTGCGAATCTTCACAGCCTCAGATAAAGTAGTTCGTTGCGATCCAGTAACGGCTGAAGATGTGCCGATGGCGGATCAAGCCACTGCTTATTTAAACCATGTTTTTTATAAAGAGAATGATGGCTTTAAATTACTTTATAATTTTTTCAAAGATGCTTTAATTGAAAAAAATGGATTTTTAAAAGTCTATTATGATGAAAGCGAAAGAATTGAATACGAAACTTACAAAAATTTAAACGAAGATGAATATTATGCGTTGATGGACACTGACGATGATATTGAAAAGATTGAAACAGAAGAAGTTGTTGACGAAAAAGTAAAAGGACAAAACGAAGAGATCATCGCTAAAGCCGAAATGGAAATAAGCGATCCTGCCCAACTAGAAATTATCAAAGCTCAACTGCCAAAACCGGTTCTGCATCATTGTACCCTGAAAAGAACGATTAAAAAGGGAATGATTAAAGTTGAATCGATTATGCCAGATGAATTTTTAATTAATCGTAACGCTAAATCCATCGATGAAGCGGATTTCATAGCTCAAAGAGTTTATATGACAAGATCCGAAATTATTCAGATGGGATTTGATGAAGAAGATGTCATGCGATTACCTACCGCTCAAATTTCTTTGTTTAATACTGAAAATTTAGTACGACAAAGACCGATTAGTGCTTTTCCCATAGAAACGCCAACAGATAAGTCAACGGAAAAAGTTGAAATTTATGAATGTTATGTGCGTTATGATTATGACAAAGATGGCATAGCAGAATTAAGAAAAGTTTTAACGGCTGGAGTGGATGGTGCTTTTATTTTAGAAAATTCGCCATGCGATACGATGCCGTTTGTTTCGGTTACACCGATTCCAATGCCGCATAGATTTTATGGTCGTTCTATTGCCGAATTAGTTGAAGATATTCAATTAATGAAATCAACTGTGATGCGTCAACTGTTGGACAATATGTATTTAACCAATAACAACAGAGTGGCGATCATGGATGGTATGGTCAACATGGATGATCTTCTAACGACTAGACCTGGGGGTGTAGTCAGAACGAAACAACCACCGAATCAAGTTTTACAACCATTACAATCGCAACCGATTTCCCAACAAGCCTTTCCTTTATTAGAATACTTGGATTCCGTTAGAGAAGCCAGAACTGGTGTTTCAAAATCAATGCAAGGATTAGATGCGGATACGTTAGATGCTAAAACAGCAACTGGTGTTAATTCGTTAATGACTCAAACACAAATGCGTTCCGAATTAGTCGCTAGAATTTTTGCAGAAACTGGCGTTAAAGACTTATTTAGAAAAATGTTTGAATTGATGGTTAAATATCAGGACAAAGAAAAAGTAATCATGATTCATAACAAGTATGTTCCGGTTAAACCGACAGAATGGAGAGATCGTTTCAATGTTTCAGTCGTAGTGGGATTAGGAACAGGATCAAAGGAACAACAAATCGTTATGTTGAACAATATTTTAGAAAGACAGCTTCAAGCCTTTCAATTACAGGGAAGCAAGGAGTTTCCAATGGTAACTTTAACCAATATGTATAATACCTTGTCTAAAATTATTGAAAATGCTGGATTAAAGAATGTAGAGAGTTATTTTGTCAATCCTGAGCTGGGTAAACAAATGATGCCTCCTCCACAGCCACCACCATTGACACCGATTGAAAAAATTGAATTTACTAGGATTGATGCAGAGAATAAACGTAAGATTGCTGATTTGGAATTACAATATCAAGAGCTATCACAAAAGAATCAAGAAATGTTATTAGACTTTGAAGCAAAGATTAAAGATATTGCCTTGAAATATAATACACAACTTGATACAGCTAAAATTAAAGCGGATGCTGACTTAGATAAAATGATTATGGCAGATAATACAAAAATTCTTGAAAAAGCAGAAAAGTCTGCTAATATGTTCAGCGATCAGTTAAAAGGTATAAATGGATCAGAAAGACCAAGTCAGGAGAGAGCAGGAGCTAAGCCGCTCATCCCAGGTCAAACAATTATTAGAGAATAAACTCTTTCAAGAGGCGTTAGATACTCTTAAAAAAATTTATTCTGAAGCACTCTTAGAAAAGACAGGTGCGAAAGAAAGCGAAACCAGAGAAAAACTTTGGATCGCTTATAATGTTGTCGGAAAAGTAGAACAGCATTTAAAAAGTATTCTTGAAACCGGAGAACTAGCGGAAAAGCAGCTAGAAATTTTCCGAAAACAGCAACAAGATAAAAAATTTTAGCCGATAGGTTAAAATAAGCCAACCCAATTAAGGGAGCTTAACAAAGGAGGACAGGTATGTCTGAAGTAAACCCATTATTGTCATCACAGGCAATGCAAGGTGCTGCGAAAGCTGTTGAGGGGTTGCTAGATCAAGGTAAAGTTAATACCAAGATAACTAGCGAACCACAAAAAGAAGCAGTTAAGGAAGAACCGAAGAAAACCGAAACGGATAATTCTAAAGTTCAACCAGAAGAAAAAAACTCTGAAACTCAACCTGCAAAGGAAGTTACAGAAAAAGAAGAAGCGTCTGAAAAAGTAAACGCTGAGGAAACTCAAGTAACCGATTTACACCAAATAATAGTCAATGGTGAAAAAATCGATGTTGACCTTGATGAACTGAAAGCAGGTTATCAAAAAGATGCCGATTATAGACGAAAGACGGAAGAACTAGCTATCGAAAAACGACAGCTTTTATCCGACAAAGATCGTCTAACCAAAGACTATTCGACCAAACTTGAAGGATTGGATAATCTTACAAGGACTTTAAATGCTGAAGTCAATAGCGAACTCAGTTCAAAAGAATTGGATAAGTTATTTGATGAGGACCCAACTGAAGCTGCTAAACTTGAGAGAAAAATAAGGCGAAGAAGAGAAACAGTCGCACAAGCTCAAAGAAAGCTACGTTCACACCAAGAAGATCAGTTTCAGGAAATTTTAAGGGAAGAACAAAAGAAGGTTGCTTTAAAACATCCTGATTTTGGAGATCCAATAAAAGGATCAACTCTTAAAACAAACATGAGAAATTATTTACTGGGTAGAAATTTCAACGATCAAGAAATTAACCAAGTTTATGATTCAAGAATGTTTGATATTATTATGGATGGAATGACGCATCAGAACGCCCAAAAGTTGAAACCAACTTTGGTTAGTAAGAAAGTCAAACCAGCCAAAGTCATAAAGTCCGGCATTAAAGAAACTAAAGATGAACAAACCAGTAAAGCAAGGTTGGATAAAATTAACCGTCTGAAGAGAAGTGGTAATCCTAGAGATGCTACCGATCTTTTGGCAAAATATGTATAACAACTAAAGCTAAGGAGCAAAAAACAATGGCTGGTTTAACAACTTATGATACCATTGGTATAAGAGAGGACCTATCTGATATAATTTATAATATATCACCTACGGACACTCCCTTCATGTCAGGTATCGGTAAAACGAAAGCTACTAACACTAAGTACGATTGGCAAACAGATACACTGTCTGCTGTTGCTGCTAATGCTGCGGTAGAAGGAGCTTCCATTTCTTATGGTTCGCTAACTTCTACAACACTAGCATTTGATTACACTCAAATTTCAACGAAAGCTGTCCAGGTTACTGGTACAGACGATGCCGTTCTTGCGGCAGGAAGAAGTTCTGAGTTAGCATATCAAGTTGCTAAGGCTGCGAAAGAATTAAAAAGAGATATGGAAAATGCTCTTTTATCTAACACAGCGAAAGCAGTAGGTAGTAATACGGCGGCAAGAACAACTGGTGGACTTCCAACATGGATTTCTACTAATGTATCTGCTGGAACAGGTGGGTCAGGAGCTGGTAGCGGTGCTGCTAGAACTGATGGAACTCAAAGAGCATTCACAGAAACTTTACTGAGATCAACTTTGAAAACTACTTGGGACACAGGAGGAAATCCTGATACGATTATGCTTAATGGCTTCAATAAACAAAAACTATCTTTCTTCACAGGTGGTGCAACAAGATTCGACAAAGCAGAAGATAGAAGATTAATGACTTCTATTGATGTTTATGAATCTGACTTTGGAACAATGAAAGTTGTTCCTAATCGTTGGATTAGAAAAACTGCTGCATCCGCTAAAAGAGGACAAGATGTTTACCTGCTTGAAATGGACTTTTGGGCAGTTGCTTTTTTAAGAGATTTCAAACTCCAACATCCTGCACAGACAGCTGATGCAGATCAAAGATTCTTGGTAGTTGAATATACTCTTGAAGCAAAAAATGAAGCATCAAGTGGAATGGTTACTGACGTAACTACTTCGTAATATCTAACAGTGTAAGGGGGGTAATCTAAAAAATCTGCTCCCCTTGCATTTATATTAACATTGAAGTCCTGAGATTAGATTAAGGGCGGAACAATGAGGAAAAAAAAATGAGAACATTAAATGATTATTTCTTAACTGGGGAAATCGATGATATATCAACTGCGTTCACTTCAAGAATCGCTGTGCCTGATAGTGGTAGAGTAATTAAAGTTATCACTGTATTAGGCGGAACAATTGCAACGGCAGATGCTGGAATTACTTTAAAAGTAGGAACAACAGCTATGACTGGCGGAACAATTACAGTTGCATATTCTGGTTCAGCAGCCGGAGATGTAGATACTTGTGAACCGACAGGTGCGAATAATGTAGAGCAAGATGGCTATATCGGTATTGCTACTGATGGAGCTTCGACTAACACTCACAGTTTGCACTATACAATCATCATAAGAAGATAGTATAAACAAAATTGGGGGTGGCTCTGACCTAGCGGTTTTTCCACCCTCTAAAATTAATTAAGGAGAAAAAAACAAATGGCTTATAATTACGGATTAGCACCAGGCACAACACACAAAATATCGCCATCAGGATCAAGTGCTGCATCATCAACGGCTTTTAATGAAGATACAGTATTTGTAAGAATTGTTGCAACGGCTGCTATGAATATAGCTTTTGCTGCAGCACCTACGGCTACTGCCGCAGACTTATATATTCCTGCTGCTACAGTAGAAATAATTAAAGTTCCTGAGCAGGGAGTTAAATTTGCTGCGTTAGGCACTGGTGATTGCTATATTACTGAAATGTCTTAATGGCTAAACCCAGATCGTATGGGTATGTTCATGTTAAGGAAACTAGAATAAAAAGACCAGGTCGTCATGCGAAGTCGTATTCTAAACGCATACCGAAAAGAAAACAAACTAGAGGTCAAGGTTAAATGAAAAAAGAAACACAAGTTGAAGGTTTAATGAAAACAACTTTTATCAATGAAGAGCTTGATGAAAAAATTGGAATTAAACAAGAACTGAATGTTGATTCTCATTTAAAAACGAATAAAGAACTCTATAATCAAAACGATGGTTATTCTCCCAGTAAAGGATTTAAAAGAGTAGCTTCTATTCCTACATTAGCTTTGGAAATCTGGGCAAAAGAATATAATGGAACCAATAATTTTCTTCGTTTACCTAAAGAAATACAAAACAAAATTTTAAAAGAAAAACTAAACAGCAACGAATATAGATATTTTAGAACCGCACCAGGAAGATTATAATGGCATTATCAACTTATACCGAAGTAAAAGCAGCAGTCGCAAATTGGCTGAACCGTTCTGATTTAACGACAGAGATTGGTGATGATTTTATTAAACTGGTAGAAGCGGAATATAATTCTAAATTAAGAATTAAAGCCATGCTCACTTCCGATGCAGCTTTTTCTATTGATGATGAAACCGTAGCTGTACCCACAGGATTTTTACAAGTCAGAGATTTTTATATTGTTCAAGGTGCAGTAAAATATTCTCTAACTTATATGGCTCCAACTCAAATGGACCAAATCAAAGGAGGTTCTACGACTGGGCGACCTAATGTTTATACCCTGTTAGGAACCAATTTTAGATTTGCTCCAACGCCTGACACAACTTACACATCAACCTTAAATTATTATAAAGCGATTACTCCCTTATCAGGAAGTACCGCAACCAACTGGATTTTAGAAAATCATCCTGGAATTTATTTATACGGCAGTCTTTATCATGCCGCTAATTT